CTCACATTAAAGGCTTTGCGGTTGATGTGGCTTGCTTCAACAGCCCTGACCGTTATGAGCTTATTGCTCTGTGCGTGAATTTATTTAGTCGGATCGGTATTTATCCAGGATGGGTCCATGTAGATGTGGATGACACTAAACCTCAAAACATGATGTGGGTGGGCTGATGTTTGATTTCACAGGAATGGTGTCAGGCATAACAAATCTGGCTGGCAAGTTCATTGAGGATAAGGATAAGAAGAACGAGCTTGAGCAAGCTATCAAAGCGCAGATGCTTCAGCATGAGGTTCAGTTTGTTTCTTACCAGAGAGATATTATTACAGCAGAGGCTAAAAGCCAGAGTTCCCTTGCAAGGAACTGGAGGCCGATCACCATGTTGTGCTTTGTGGCGATCATCGCTAACAACTATTTACTTTTTCCATATATCCAATTGTTTGGTGGATCAGCAGTCAGGTTAGATATCCCCCCGGATATGTGGGATTTATTAAAGCTGGGCATTGGTGGATATATCGCTGGTCGTTCAGTTGAGAAGGGCATTGATAGCTGGAAAGGGAAAGCGAAATGAATTTAGAACAGGAAATGGAATCAATGATGGGCCAAGCAAGAAAAGCAGTTAAGAAAGCTAAGCCAAAAGCAACACCAAGAAAGAAAACAAAAAAAGAAATGGAAACGTCTAAGTTTGCCAGAGCAGAAAGAAAAAGATTAACTCCGAGTGCTTTTAAAACTGGGAAAAGGAAATCAAAATAATATGGCAACTATGAGAAGAAGACCAATACCTAAACCACCTAAAGCACCTAAAGCAGCTAAAGCACCAAAACCATCTTCTAGCCCACCTGCTAAAGCAAAAAGGGCAAAGGCTGTGGCTGCAAGAAGAGGTAGGAGATCATCGCTTCCTACTTCAACTTATTGAGCAAAGCAATGTATCTGGTGGTGTCCTCTTTTGTGGAGTCCTCCCTCCCTTCCTTTTGCAGTTTAGGGGATGCCATCAGACGCTGTTATGAGTTGAGTGGGTGTCGGCTTTAAGGATTGTGAGGGTTAAGAAAGTTGGAAAACAAATTGTGCATGATGCGAACGATGTCATTTTTTCGGGGAATATCCCCTCTTCCCTACCATCAATGGCTGAGTCAATGCTCTCAGTCTCAGATGTGTTGGTGAAGGATTTGGATGGGGTGAGTCGGTTCCATGCACAGAGATTTTATGTCCGATCAGCAGGAGCGAAAAAGAAACGTGAGTGAACTAGCACCAGTACATAAACTAACCGAAAAGCAGAAGGTCTTCTGTCGTGAGTATCTGGTAGACCTAAACGGTACACAGGCTTATATCCGAGCAGGTTACAGCGAGAACGGAGCGTCCGAGAGTTCATGCAGACTGCTAAGTAATGTTAGGGTTCAGGAATTTATACAAGAGGGCTTGAAAGAGCGTGAGAAGCGAACAAAGATCAGTGCTGATGACCTTTTGCAGTTCTGGCATGACCTTACTTACACACCGATGGATGAGATGTTTGACCAAGGGCCAGATGGAACTTTGATTCCTAAATCCTTTGACCAGATGACGGTAAGAGCAAAGCGTTGCGTTAGTGAAATGAAAAGTCAATTTGCATCAGATGGCACTGGCTGGCAATCCATTAAACGGTTGGATCAGATCAAAGCGTCAGAGATGTTAGGCAAGAGTCTTGGGTTGTTTAAGGACAAGCTGGAGGTCAGTGGTGGTGAGAAGCCCATTAAGGTCTTGAACATTATTGGCGTTGTCGCAGAAGACGGTGAACTTGTTTCTGAGGTAGAGCATGACCCAAATTTTCACTGAGGAAGTTGATGTTGAGATACCTGAACCGTTCATGGATTTATATACGCCATGCAGGTACAAGGCTTTTTATGGTGGTAGAGGATCAGCTAAGTCTCACTCTTTCGCTAAAGCATTACTTTGTGAAGGGTACGAAAAGAAATTAAGGATTTTGTGTGGCAGAGAGGTGCAACGCTCTATTAAGGATTCGGTCAAGCTGTTACTGGATGACCAGATTGAGATATTAGGGCTGGGGGATCATTACACTTCTTTGCAGAACGAGATTAGAGGCGAGAACGGAACAGTGTTCCTGTTTGCTGGTCTTGGGTCTATGACCACGGATCAGATAAAATCCTTGGAGGGAATAAATCGCTGTTGGATTGAAGAGGCTCAAAATATTTCTCAACGATCCTTGGAAGTATTGATACCAACGATCAGGCAACCGGGAAGTGAGTTGTGGTTCAGTTGGAACCCACGGTCGGCAAAAGACCCAGTTGACAATTTGTTCAGAGGACAGATTACTCCGAATAACGCCATCATCAAGAAAGTGAATTTTGACGATAACAAGTTTTTTCCGAAAGAACTAAACGATGAGAGACTTTTTGACAAAGAGCAGAAAAGAGATAGATACGCTCATATCTGGATGGGTGAATACGAGCCAACGGCTATTGGAGCAATTTGGGATCGTCAGACGTTTCATGAAAACAGGCGTGAAGAGTTACCAACGATGGGCAGGATTGTTGTCAGCGTTGATCCAGCAATTTCCTCTGAAGAAAAGTCTAACGAACATGGAATTATTGTTTGTGGTCTGGGCGATGGCGATCAGCGTGGGTATGTGCTTGATGATGTATCTCGACAGGGAACACCTTCTCAATGGGCTAACCGTGCTGTAAGCGTTTTTGATAAATGGGAAGCTGATGCAATTGTTATTGAGATTAACCAAGGTGGGGACATGGTGCGTCATACGCTGGAAAGTATTAGGCCGGGGATTCCCATTATCGAAGTTAGGGCAACGAGAGGTAAACATATTAGGGCCGAACCCATCAGTTCTTTATACAGCCTGGGACGGATCAGTCACGTTGGTACTTTCTCTGAATTAGAAGATCAGATGTGTCAGATGACATCAGGAGGTTTTGCTGGTGAGGGTTCACCTGATCGGGTCGATGCACTGGTCTGGGGATTTACTCACTTGTTTCCTAAACTGGTGCAAAGGCCAAGCGTCACTAAGAAACGATTAACGCCAAGAGCGACTACTGGGTGGATGGGATGAACAGTCAAGCAGAAATCCACCAAGCAGAAATACTTGGCAGGTTAGAAGAAGCAGTATCGGACACTGGCAGAAGTATGTTGGGGCTGAAAAATGAATACTACCGCTTGAAAGATATACAGGCAGATTTGAAATACGAGTTAAGAAGGGCAAAGCAAACAGACAACGACAAAGGATTTGTGTAATGGCTAGAAGAGACAAGGGCTTTGATGAACTAAGTGCGTTGGGATACCTCGGCCTCTTAGATGACGGCAGTGAAGAAGGTTCAAAAGAAGGTGGCTCCTTAGATTCAATTGGTGGCGTTGCTGAGTTACTAATGCAACTTTCTCCTGTGCTGGGGATGGTTACGGGCAAAGGTGATGGTGGTGGCGTTATGGATGCCATTGGCGGGATTGGCCTTGGTGGAAAGGCGTTGCAGAAAGCTAGTAGTGGTGGAAAAAGTGGTGGCCTTGGTTCTTTATCTAAAATGTTTAGCTAATGTAGTTGAAAAGGATTTCCAAATGGCAGAAGTCAAAGACGAAGCAAAGAAAGAAGACAAAAGCTCCAGACCTAAAAAGGGTGATTCTAACAAAGAAGCCGACATCATCAAGGGCGCAACGGAACGCTTTGAAGAGTCTCAAGAAGGTTCAGACTTTAACCGCAACCGCTATGAGGATGATATAAGTTTTGGGCGTTTAGGTGAGCAATGGCCTAAAGATGTGAAACGTCAACGTGAGCTTGAGTCTCGGCCTTGTCTTACCATAAACAAAATCCCTCCTTTTATTCGTCAGGTAGTAAACGATGCTCGACAGAATAAGCCGGGGATAATTGTTTCCCCTGTAGATAATGGCGCAGATGTGGCAACCGCAGAAGTTATTAATGGTTTGGTTCGTGCTGTTCAACGGAACTCAAATGCTGACATCGCCTTTGATACTGCGCTGGATCATGCAGTGTCGGGTGGCTTTGGTTTCTTCCGCATTGGCATCCACTACGCCAGCCCTGAGTCTTTTGACTTAGAGGCAAGAATCCACAGAGTGCCTAATCCCCTGCTTGTCCATTGGGATGTTAATTCAACAGAGTTTGATGCTAGTGATTGGAACTATGGTTTCGTAAGCGATTTCTTTACTAAGGATGAGTTTGAGAACCAATGGCCTGACCATGAGGCGATAAGTTTCCAAGGCGATGAAGGTGGTGCGGTCAATCATTTCTCTATTCACGAAGATCATGTTCAAGTTTCTGAGTATTTCCTGAGAGAGCCAGTTACCCGAAAATTGCTTGAATTAGATAACGGCATGGTTATTCGGGAATCATCTTTGACCGATGAAGGCAGGATGCTGATGCTGGTCGAGGGTGTAAATATTAAGCGTGAAAGACTTGTCCAGACTCACAAAGTAATGCGGAGAGTTATAAGTGGCAAGGAAGTTCTGGAAGAAGATGAGTGGCCCGGTGAATCAATTCCTATCTGCCCTGTTTGGGGTGAGGAGATAATTTACGAGGGACGCAGACATTTTAAATCCATGATCCATGACGCTAAAGACTCGCAGATGATGCTTAACTTTTGGCGATCAGCTTCTACCGAATTGGTAGCACTTGCTCCTAAAACTCCTTTCATTGGGCCGAAAGGTTTTGTTCATCCTGACGACACAGAGAAATGGGAATCAGCTAATACAAGAAGTCACGCATATCTCGAATACGATCCATCAGCGGGTGGCCCTCCATCCAGACAGCCCTTTGGTGGCGTACCTAGTGGAGCGATTAACGAGGCGATGATGTGTGCAGACGACATGAAAGCCATCACTGGACTGTATGACTCCGCAATGGGAGCAAGATCAAATGAAACTAGCGGAAAGGCTATTATTGCTCGGAAAAAAGAGTCTGATGTCTCTAACTTTCATTTTGTGGATAACTTGTCTAGGGCGATTCAATACGCTGGCAAATGTCTGGTCGAAATTATACCTAGCGTTTACACGGCAAGGAATACGCTGAGAATTATAGGCTCAGATCAAAAAGAAAAAGTGGTTCAGTTGGTGAACTCAAATATAGAGAACCAACAGCAACCTGCCCAAGTAAATGAAGAAAGCGAAATACAGGAAAAACTATATGACCTGAACACTGGTCGATACGATGTGACAGTTAAAGCAGGGCCGACATACGAATCTCAACGTGAAGAAACGAGAGAAACCTTGATTGAGATTATGAGACAAGTTCCCGGCTCTGCTGAATTTATTGGAGACATTTTACTAGAACACATGGACTTTGAGGGTGCTGATAAAGTCGCTGAAAGAATGAGAATGGCTACCCAGCCACAGCAACCACCACAACAACCTCAAGCTCCGCAAGTTGACCCGAACACTGGGCAACCTATTCAACAACAGGGACAGCCTATGCCACCGCAGGGAATCCCTCAACAGTAAGGAATTAAATTATGAACGACTCAACATCCCCAGAAGGAATTGAGACAGATACAGAAGTAAACACTGACGATTCTCTCACAGAAACCATTGACGATGACGTTGAGGATTCGCAAGAAGACCTTGATGAAGACGAGGGTGGCTATTCTGATGATGATGAAGATGCAGATGTACCGGAATACAGAGAATATGATTTCGGTGGCAAAAAGTTTCAGGTAAACAAAGAGGCTTTGTCAGATGAGCAATCGGAACAATTCGAGTCCTTTGGGAAAGGGTTGCAATCCGATTACACAAAAAAAACGCAGGAGTTAGCAGGTCAGAGAAAGCAAATTGAAGCCAGAGAACAATCGGCTGAAAAACTTTTATCTCTGCAAGGTGACACCCTTGACATGTATTCACAAGGTCTAGCCATTCGCCAAGAACTCGCCCAATTAAACGGAATTGACCTGAACCAGCTTTGGCAATCGAATCCCGATCAAGCCAGACAAGTTTCAGATGCGATCTCGCAAAAGACAAAGGAGTTTAACGCAACAGTTCAACAGGTAAGTGCTAAGGAGGGCGAGATGGCCCACACTAAGCAAGCGGATCGTCAGGCTAGAGAAATCGAGGGTGAGAAAGCTCTTAACGCCAGAATCCCACAATTTACTGAAAAAGTTGGTGAGGTCATTGACTACTTCTGCAAAACCTTTGGTGCTGACAAGAAGGCAACAGAGGCAGGGTGGCGATCCGATCCAGTAGTAACCGAACTTGCGTATAAGGCGATGATGTTCGACAAGATGAAAGCAAATGTCAAAAAGGGTAGCAAGGTAGGCCCAGCTACAGCAACAGAATCCAAGCCTGTTAAGGGGAAAGGTGGCAGACACAAAAGCAATACCCCAACAGATCAAGATTCTGCTAAGGCTTGGCTTGCAAAACGTAACGCTCAACTAAGAAAAAGAACGGGGTAAACCTGTTTAATAATATTTATTAAAGGACTAATACACAATGGCAAATGCACTAATAACACCTACCGCAGTAACCCGTGAAGCATTGCGGATTCTCCACCAGAAATTAAATTTTATTGGCTCAATAAATCGACAATACGATGATCGTTTTGCAAAGAGTGGCGCAAAGATTGGCGATAGCTTGAGCATTCGGCTCCCAAATGAATATGTGGTCAGAACCGGGGCTGCTCTTTCTACTCAGGACACAACGGAAGCCACCGAAACCCTGCAAGTTGCAACGCAGAAAGGTGTTGATCTGAGCTTTTTGTCTTCAGACCTAACAACCGATTTGGATGACTTTTCTGATCGTATTCTTAAACCTGCGATGTCAGTTTTGGGTGCAGCTATCGAAAGTGATGCCTTGTCTATGTATAGGGACGTTTCCAAAGAAGTGTCTGACGTTGGTGCAGCTTGCTCCATCACAGATGTTCTCAACTCCAGCAAAGAACTAACAGACTCTTTGGCTAGTGATGAACGTTGTTTAATTCTAAACACTCAGGCAAATGTTGATTTGGTTGATGCGCTCAAAGGATTGTTTAACGATCCTGCAAAAGTTTCTGAGAACTTCCGCAAAGGCATGGTTGCTAATAACTTCCTTGGTTATTCAGACGTTTATCAAAACACGTTGATGCCAATTCACACAACTGGAACCGATGACGGCACTGGTGACTACCTTATCAATGGTGCAGATCAGGCTGGCACTTCTATGACTGTTGACACAGGCGCAGGAACATTGGTTAAAGGGGATGTTCTAGTCATTGCTGGAGTGTTCAGTGTTCACCCTGAGACAAAGGCCAGCACTGGTATTCTCAAGCAGTTTGCTGTTGCAGCTACAACTGGAACCTCTACAACCACTATCACTATCAATCCATCGTTGGTCGCAACAGGATCAAGGCAGAATGTCACGGCTGTACCTGCTAACAATGCAGCAGTTTCGTGCCTTGAGTCTGACCGATCAACGGCAGTCGGTAATGCTGCTGATTACGGTATTTCTTTGGGCTTCTCTAAAAATGCTTTTGCATTTGCAACGGCTGATCTAATCATGCCTAAAGGCGTGGATTTCTCAGCCCGTGAAGTGATGGACGGTATCTCAATGAGAGTTGTTCGTCAGTACACAATTGCCGATGACAAGTTCCCTTGTCGTTTGGATGTTCTTTACGGATATAAAACTATCCGAGAATCTGAGGCAGTTCGTATCGGAAGCAACTAAGAATGTTGGGGAGTGCTTGCAAGGCTCCCCTCCATCTTTAACTGGAGATAATGGATAGAGCATGGCTAACTTTCTAAAGATAATTCAAGATGCTGCTGATGAGATCGGCATAGCTCAACCCGCCTCTGGCGTTGGTAATAGCAATGTGGAATCGTTGAAGCTGGTTCGTTACGCTGACAAGGTTGGCAATTCATTAATGAAATCTTTCCATTGGCAGATTCTTACCAAAGAAAAAACTTTCACATCAGTTGCTTCAGAAACACAAACCTCAACGATTCTTGAGGCTGACTTTGATAGATTTATTCCAGAGACATTTTATGACAGGTCAGGTTCGTTTTTAATGACCGGGCCTCTTACAGCTAAAGAATGGCAAAACCTCAAGGCCACTAATTTCAACAATGCTGGAAGCAGAAAGTTTAGGTTGAGAGGCGATTCTATTTTGATAATCCCTGTCCCTACGGCTGGGCTTTCTTACGCTTATGAATATATTTCTACCAAGTGGGTGGATGTTGCAGCTTCAGGTTCACCGAAAATTGCTTTTAGTTTAGACACAGATGTTCCTTTGCTAAATGCAGAACTTTTGACTCTTGGCATAATTTACGAATATTTAGACGGTGATGGACTGCCTTCTGTTTCCGCAGCAAAAACATATTTAGATATGTTTAAGCTACTAGCCAAAAACGATCAGCCCTCTTCTGGAACATTGCTTGCTGGTGATATTTTCGCTGGAAAACCAACCGGAGGCACGACAGTACTATGACTCTCGGCATCGCAAGAACAAGACCTGCATCAGTATCTAAAACTTTACCTGCACCTACTGGCGGGTGGGATACAAGACACGCACTGGCTTCCATGCCTTCAGACAATGCGGTTATCTTAGACAACTTTTTTCCTGAAACTGAACACGTTACTTTGCGTGGTGGCTCTATTTCTTTCGCAACGGGCATGAGTGGCAATGTAGAAACACTTATGGAGTACGCACCACTGTCAGGCGTAAACGAATTGTATGCTTGCAACAACGGAAACATTTACGAGGTTTCGGATGCAGGTTCAGTGAGTTCAGCAGTTGTAACAGGTCGATCAAACAACAAGTTTCAACATACCCAAATAGGTACTGCTGGTGGTCAGTTTCTTTTTGCCTGTAACGGTGAAGATACTCCACAAACTTTTAACGGTTCTGCTTGGGCCAACTCAACGGTGTCAGGCCCAACTATCGCCAATTTAATTTGGTGTACTACTCACCAAGCTAGAATATTTGTTGGTGAGAAAAACAGTCTTTCTTTTTGGTATCTAAGCACCCGAACTATTAACGGTGCTGCTTTGGAGTTCCCCCTTGATGGCATTTTTAAAAAGGGTGGTTTTATTATGGCGATGGGTAGCTGGACTAGAGATGGTGGTTCTGGCCCTGATGATGTGGCTGTGTTCTATTCCAGTGAAGGCGAGATTGCTGTTTATTCGGGTACTGATCCGTCCAGCGCAAGCACATGGGCTTTGGTCGGTGTGTTCCAACATGGAAGGCCCGTTGGTAGGCGTTGCATTACAAAAGTCGGTAGTTCACTCGCTTTAATTTCAGAGAACGGATTTCAAGATGTCGCAAGTATTCTTTCAGTGGACCGGGCATCGTCAGAAAATGTTGCCATATCAAAGCAAATAAATGATGCGGTTAATACTGCGGTAAAAAGTTACGGGAATCTGTTTGGCTGGCAACCAATACTGTTTCCTAAATCCCAGATGTTGATCTTCAACATTCCGATCAGTACCACAGAGATGCACCAATATGTTTTCAATTCATTAACTGGTGCGCCTTGCAGGTTTAAGGGGCTTAACGCTCTTTGCTGGGGAATGAGAGGGGATAAAATGTTTTTCGGAAAGACTGACGGCACTGTGCATGAATTTGATGGGGCCGATGCACTGGGTGAGCCTTACACCTCTGACGCTGGTGTGGCTATCACTGGTGATGCGATGGCAGCCTTCAGTTATTTTGGGTCGAAAGGAACTGAGAAGGCTTTCAAGTTAGTTGAGCCAATTTTTTCAAGCACAGGTAATCCAAATCCTGCTCTCGACTTAAATGTTGATTTCACCACTTACGCCCCTATCGGTCAAGCCCAGCCTTTGCCTAATAGTGCTGGTCAGTGGGGTGTTGCCAAGTGGGGCGTTTCACTTTTCGGAAGGTCTAACCAAATATTTAAAGGATGGTTGGGAGTTCGTGGTCATGGACGGTCAGCATCTTTAAGAGTGCGAGTGACAACGACTATCTCAAGACCATCATGGATTTCCACCAACTATACGTTTGTTAGAGGTGGGCAGATTTGACGGATATACAAAAATTATTCCCTAGAGATATTAGGGACAGACCAGCCAAAGAAAAAATCAATGTGTTGATTGATTGCATTGCTGGTGACATTCAAAAACCTTCTGGTAGTTACGCAGTTTTAACAACCGATGGTGTCATTTTAATGGCAACCGGGACAGCTACTTTATTCACGGCTGTAGGAAATAAAGATCAGAGAATTATTGTCAAAAGGTTGGCGGGGTCTGCGATTACGATTGATGGCGCAGGTTCAGAAACCATTGATGGGGCTGCTACAAAAACGCTATCCACTCAGTACGATACTTTGACCATTATCTCTGATGGGGCTAACTGGCACATTATATGAGAGACGCACCGACATTGCTTTACGGACGGTCTGAGGAAGTTTCTGAGTGGGTGTCGCAGCAAATACCGGAAGTTAATAACGGTTTTAAAGAGGCTACCGCAATAGGCGTTATATCACAAGGTAAATTAATCGCAGGGGTTGTTTATAACGAATGGCAACCAGAATATAAAACAATTCAGTTAAACATTGCAGCAACAAACCCAATGTGGGCAAGGAAAGAAGTAATCAGAGGGTTGTTAGCATATCCGTTTTGTCAGGTTAATGTTTTTAAGTGCTGGCTAACAATTCCATCAGATAACAAGAAATCTTTAAAAATGACAGACCACGTTGGATTTACTAAAGAAGGAATCATGGCTCACCAGTTTGGAAAGAAACGCCACGCTGTTATCAAGCGAATGTTCAAACCGGATTACGAAAGAATGTGGAGATAGGAATAAATGATAATTACTTTTAGCATTGAACAATTAGAGCGATTCTATAAAAAATTAGATCAGAAGAAAGGTGGAGGCTCTGCTCCCGCAGCCCCTACCCCACCCGATCCGGTAGCAACGGCTCAAGCTCAAGGTGCTGCTAACAAAGAGGCTGCTATTGCATCCCAAGAGTTGAACATGGTTAATCAGATTAGCCCTTATGGGAATCTGTCGTTTGACCAGACTAGGACTTCTGCTGAAGGGACACCTCAATACACAGCAACGTCAACACTCAGCCC